CCAATGGGTTCCCTACGGGTGGTTTGTATGATTATATGGGATTACCTACTGTTGGACAAGTAGGTACTGGTAATACAGTTAGTGTATGTGCGTTTTGGCCACGTGCTTATAATTTAATTTATAACGAGTGGTTTAGAGATCAGAATATGCAGAATTCTGTAACGGTTCACAAAGGTGATGGACCGGATACATATACAGATTATGCATTGTTACGTCGTGGTAAGCGCCATGATTATTTTACAAGTGCTTTGCCATGGCCACAAAAAGGTGCTTCTGTTACATTGCCTTTAGGTACAAGTGCCCCGATTGCTATAGGTGTTCCGTCTACAGGTGTTTATAAGTATCCTACTATTATTGATAGTACTGGTACTGCTAGAAATTTAGGAGATGACGGTACTAATAAGACTAATGTGTTACAGGGTACGCCAGTTGCTAATTCAACTCCTTTATTTGCAGATTTATCACAAGCCACTGCTGCGACAATTAATCAGTTGCGTCAGTCATTTCAGATTCAAAAATTATTGGAAAGGGATGCTCGTGGAGGCACACGTTATACTGAAATTATTCGCTCTCATTTTGGAGTTGTTAGTCCAGACGCTCGTTTGCAGCGTCCTGAGTATCTTGGTGGCGGTTCCACTGTTGTTAATATCAATCCTATTGCCCAGACAAGTGCGACCAATCTTTCTGGAGGTTCTACAGTTTTGGGCAATCTTGCAGCTATGGGCACGTCACTCGCGAGTGGTCATGGATTTACGCAAAGCTTTGTAGAGCATGGCGTTATTATTGGTTTAGTGTCGGTTCGTGCTGATTTAACATATCAGCAGGGCCTTCCACGTATGTGGTCAAGGTCTACACGTTATGATTTTTATTTTCCTGCATTTGCTACGCTTGGTGAACAAGCGATTCTTAATAAAGAGATTTATGCTAGAGGTAATTCAGCAGATAATGACGTTTTTGGTTATCAAGAACGTTGGGCTGAATACCGTTACAAGCCATCAATGATTACAGGCTTGTTCAGATCAACTACTAGTGGTACGTTAGATGCTTGGCATTTGGCTCAGAAGTTTACGTCATTGCCAACTTTGAATAATACGTTTATTCAAGATACACCACCTGTTGATCGTGTTGTTGCCGTAGGTGCTGCAGCAAACGGACAACAGTTTTTATTCGATAGTTTTTTTGATATTACTATGGCTCGTCCAATGCCGATGTACTCTGTACCTGGCTTGATCGACCATTTCTAATATGTTTGGATCTATTTTAAGTACAGTGGGGAATATGTTCCTTGGTAGTCAAGGAATTCCCCCTTTTATTCCTAATATGGATTCTAATTGGGGCGAAGGTGGACATGTAAGCCCCATTCAGGATTTAGTTGCACATTCAGATGCAAAGTCAGATCCATTTAGTTGGACTAGTTTAGCCCCGTCAGCGATCGGGGCGGTTGGTTCATATTTAGGTGCTAGTGAGGCTAATAAAGCATCAGCTGCACAAGCTAGATCACAGATGGAGTTTCAAGAGCGTATGAGCAGTACTGCTCATCAGCGTGAGGTTAAGGATTTAATTGCAGCAGGCTTAAATCCAATGCTTAGTGCGAAATTGGGTGGTGCCAGCAGTCCAGCAGGTGCTATGGCTCCGGTACAGAATGTATTAGGGCAAGCAACTGCAAGTGCTGCACAAAATTACCAATTAGAGACACAAGCAAAGTTAATAAGAGCTCAGGAGAAGGCGACTTTAGAACAAGCGGATTTGACAAATACGCAAAAGATGGTTGAGTTATCTAAGATGGCAGGTTATAAGCAGTATGGCCCACAGATTGAGGCCATAATTAAGCAAAGTTTAGCCAATGCTGAACATAGTTCTGCCGCTGCTGCTCAACAAAGTGCATTAGCAGATTTAACTAAAAAAGGTGTTGCGCCAAGTCAAGACCCTTATTGGTATAGAGATTTTAAGCGTTTGGTAGAGCATTTCGCTGGATTGCATACAACTGCGGCTAAGCATGGTGGTCAGAGTTTATGGTTCCCTAATACTGGTTCTATTGGTAAGAGTTTAGGGTTTTCAAAATAACCGCACCAATTTATTGGGGCGGAACTAGGTCTATGAGTATGAAAGATAAAAAATTGCCATTTTTGCGTACACCGTATAATTATGATGTTGATAAAGTGTCTGATGAGACTGGGCTTTCATGCCCCGAGCCAACATTGGCTCAACAGAACTTTAAGGATGAGTGCGATATCAACGTAATCGTACGAAATTTTGGTTTGACCGGCGAATTGCCGGGTCAGCCGTTAAGTCCCCAATATGGGGATTTTACAGGGGTTTTGGACTATCATTCGGCAGTTAATGCCGTATTGGCAGCCCAAGATGATTTTATGGAGCTGCCAGCCCAGTTGCGGAGTCGGTTTAATAACGACCCCGCAGAATTAATCGATTTTCTTGGTAATGAGGAAAATCGTGAAGAAGCTATTAAACTTGGTTTAGTAGCTGCCAAGCCCATTTCTGAGCCTTCAGAAACACCGTCCGTCGAGCCGAAGGCCGACGGAGCACAGTGACTTACTTGATGTAACTGTGCTAGGTGACACCAAAGACCACAAGGAGAAGTTATGCTACGTAGAAACCCTGTAAATAAGAGAAAGTCAGCCGGAATGTTTAAGCGTAATGTAAGGCGTACTAAAGCCCCAAATATGCGCATGAATCCAATGCGTGGTGGTTGGAGACTGTAATTGCCATGCTATCACCCGATAGCGGCATATCAGACAGTTGATGGACAGGTAGTTTTTAGCGAAAGGCGGTATTTCGACATTAGTCGAACGTTATCACTGCCTTGCGGTCAGTGTGTTGGGTGTCGTTTAGAGCGTAGCCGTCAATGGGCTATGCGATGTTTGCATGAGGCGAAGTCTCATGAAAAGAATTGTTTTATCACGTTAACGTATAACGATGAACATTTACCTAGAAATAGGTCGTTAGATTATCGTGATTTTCAGCTTTTTATGAAAAAGTTCAGAAAGAAATTTGGTGCTAACATTAGATTTTACATGTGCGGCGAGTATGGTGAGAAGTTTGATAGACCTCACTTCCATGCCTGCATATTCGGGTTTGATTTTTCAGATAGAAAGTACTTCAAAACCACAGGCTCTGGTAGTAAGCTTTATAGATCCGAAGAGCTTGAAAAATTATGGAAGTATGGCTATTCGTCTGTTGGAGACGTGAATTTTGAGTCAGCCGCTTATGTTGCTAGATATATTATGAAAAAGATTACCGGTCAGGGTAAGCATGATATGCATTATAAGTTTACAGAGATGGAGACAGGTGAGATTTTAGAGAAAAAGCCCGAGTTTAATAAGATGTCATTAAAACCGGGTATTGGTTATGAATGGTATAAAAGATTTCGTAGTGATGTGTATCCTCATGATTATGTTGTTATTAATGGAAAGAAAGTTAGACCTCCTAAGTATTATGACTTGAAGTATGCAAAGGAATCCCCATTTGAATGGGAAGAAGTTCAGCAAAAGCGTATAGATTTAGGTAAAGCGAACTTTGAAGATAATACCGATGCCAGGTTATTGGTAAAAGAGCAAATAACTAAGGCTCGGTTGAAGTTGTTAAAACGTGAGTTAATTTAAGGAGTTGTTATGATTTCGGTAATTGTTAGTGTTAGAGATACAGCCGCTGAGGCGTTTGGTCGACCAATGTATTTACAGTCATTGGGAGTTGCTATTAGATCGTTTACGGATGAAGTAAATCGTGAAGATAAGGATAATCAGTTATTTAATCATCCAGATGATTTTGATTTGTATGAATTAGGTGTGTTTGATGATTCATTAGGTAGATACGAACTTAGGGATAACCCTACTGTAATAGTTCGCGGTAAAGATGTAAAAATTAAGTAATTCTTAAGGAGATAGTATGTTTCGCAATCGTTCGGTAGATGTGCATCAGTTTGCAATGATTCCTAAAGCGGATATACCCCGCAGTAAGTTCAAAGCACAAAAGACCCATAAGACAACTTTTGATGCAGGCTATTTGATTCCTGTGTATGTTGACGAAGTACTACCGGGCGATACTTTTAATTTAAAGATGACGGCATTTGCCCGTCTTGCTACACCGTTATATCCAATCATGGATAACATGCATATGGATAGTTTCTTTTTCTTTGTGCCTAATCGTTTGATTTGGAATAATTGGCAAAAGTTTATGGGAGAACAAGAAGATCCGGGTGATTCTATTTCTTATACAGTGCCACAGATTGTTAGCCCTGCTAACGGGTTCCCTACAGGCGGTTTATATGATTATATGGGTTTACCCACCGTTGGACAAGTAGGGACAGGTAATACAGTAAGTGTTTGTGCATTTTGGCCACGTGCTTATGCATTGATTTATAACGAGTGGTTTAGAGACCAGAACATGCAGAATTCTGTAACAGTTCACAAAGGTGATGGTCCTGATACATATACAGATTATACGTTGTTACGTCGCGGTAAGCGACATGATTATTTTACTAGTGCTTTGCCATGGCCTCAGAAAGGTAATAGTGTTACGTTGCCATTAGGTACGTCTGCACCGGTGTATTCAGATTACACCAAGTTGACCCAGATTACAGGTAATACAGTGGGTGTTAAGCAGAAGATGGGTGTTTATAATTCAGGTACAGGTTTGTTTGCAGATACTGCAACGACAGTAACAGCTAATTTTGATACTAATTTATATGCTGATTTGTCAGCTGCAACGGCAGCAACTATTAATCAGTTGCGTCAATCGTTTCAAATACAAAAATTGCTAGAAAGGGATGCTCGTGGAGGTACACGTTATACTGAAATTATTCGCTCTCATTTTGGAGTTATTAGTCCAGACGCTCGTTTGCAGCGTCCTGAGTATCTTGGTGGGGGTTCCACTGTTGTTAATATCAATCCTATTGCCCAAACAAGTGCGACCAATCTTTCTGGAGGTTCTACAGTTCTGGGCAATCTTGCGGCTATGGGCACGTCACTCGCAAGTGGTCATGGCTTTACGCAAAGCTTTGTAGAGCATGGCGTTATTATTGGTTTAGTGTCGGTTCGTGCTGATTTAACATATCAGCAGGGCCTGCCACGTATGTGGTCAAGGTCTACACGTTATGATTTTTATTTTCCTGCATTTGCTACGCTTGGTGAACAAGCGATTCTTAATAAAGAGATTTATGCTAGAGGTAATTCAGCAGATAATGACGTTTTTGGTTATCA